CGTTATGGTCGGAGCATTTGTACCGTCAAGAAGTGCCATTGATTAGACTCCCAAGATTGCAGGGTCGAGTCCTCTTCGGCGCATCAGTTGAGCAATGCCATCGCGAATGGTAATTGCCAAATCCTTCTCTTGAATGACCGAGCCAGCAACATGAATTGTGACATTCATGCCCCCGCCCATGCCACCCATCTTGCTCAAAGGAACAACGGCTTCGGCTCCGGCTTCGCCAATCATTGCAATCGTTGGGCGATTGACAATTCCACCGTCAGCAAGTTTTGGAATCTTTGGAATATCCACGCCAAGATTGATGTTTGTGCCAGGAATGTGAACTTTGATTGAATCAAGAGCTGCAATGGCAGTGTTTGCCATGTCAATGATGCCATTGATAACTGCGCGAATCGTTCCGGCAATTCCAGAAAACACCGAGATGATTACTGAAGCAACACCTTTTGCAACACTTTCAAAAGTTGTAAAAATAGCAATGGCATCTTTGACGGCAACAATGATCACGCTCAATGACTTAGAAATTACATTCAAGGCTATGTTCAAAGCGCCATCAAATAATGGAACAAGATAGGTTGAAGTAAATGCCCACAAATCTTTGATGACCGGAAGCAGGTTTTCAATCAAGAATTTTCCAACAAGTTCAAAAAGAATTTTGACCTTTTCAAATACTGGAGCAAATGAAGTCATGACATTTGAAAGAGCAGTTGTCATGTTTGAATTTTCTGAAAAACCTTTTGATACTGCCGTGATGTTTTCAAATACTTTGCCAATGATTTCAACGATTGGCTTGAGGATTGATCCAAGTGCTTCAAATGCTGGCTTGAGCGCCTGAGCAATAACTGGCACAACCTCAGAAAAACCCTTTGTGATTGCAGTGATGGCAGGATATAGATATTGCCCCAATTGAACTTGCATTCCTTCAACGGCTGCATGAAGTTCACGATGAGCCATGATGTTCTTTTGAATAGCATCAAGATTATCCTGACCTAGAACAAGGCCAAACTTTTGCGCTTCTTCTTTGAACTTGGCAATGCCATCTGCACCCTTATTGAGCAAGGGAGCAAGTTCCATTCCTGAGCGACCAAAGATTTGCATGATGGCGTTTGTCTTTTCAACACCGTTTTGCATCCCGCCAAGTTTTCCAGCAACTTCAGTGAAGATGTCACTAGCTGATTTCATGTGACCGTTCATGTCTTTGACTGAAATGCCTATGGCTTCAAACTTCTTTTCGCCAGCAGTTGAGGAAGCAGCTTTAGACATCTTGCCAAGCCCCATAGCCAAAGTCTCAGCAGATACGCCAGACTCTTCAGCTGCAAATCGAAGTTTCGACATTTCCTCAGCAGTATCGCCTGTGTAACGCTGAAGAAGTTTGACCTCTTTGCCTACGCTTTGATAAGCGGCAATAGATTCCTTGCCAAAGTTCAAAACCTTTTCGCCTAAAGCCTGAACGCCTTGTTCAAGGCCAATGCCTGCTGCAATGTCTTTGATCTTGCTGAAATGACCGCTTGCAGTATTGGCTGCGTTGCCTACATCTTGCAAGGATTTGGTGGCTGAAACATCTTTGCCGTAAAGGCTAAATGTCAACGAAGTATCGTTTGCCATTGCATCCTCCTAATCGCTAGATGAACGAGATTCAAGTGCAACTCGAATCAAGTCATTGATTACTTCAACTTCAATATCCCAAACATTCAACGGAGTGATGCCGGGATAAGTATGGCAGAGAAGTGCTAGATGTTCCCTGATTCTTCTGTGAGTGCCGCCCCTGAGACGGCCTGAGAGTTTTTTGAATCGGAATCCTCTGGCTTGATTTCATCAATTCCATATTCATCAAGAATATCGGCAATTGAAACAATTTCGCCAGCACGAACCATGCAAATCCAAGCCAAGGCATAGAGTGCCTTCACCTTTGAATAACCAGGTCGTTCCTTGCCTTCTTCAACTGAAAGAGCGCCAAGCAGTGTCAAACCATCAAGGCCAAAGTGATTTTCAACTTCAATGATTTCTCGCCCTGTTGGAGCTGATGATCCATTTTCTTTGGGTAATGGATAGGATTTGTCGCGGATGATCAGTGGCATTTTGTTTCCCCTTGTTTGTTATGGATTGAGAAGCCCTGAATCTTTCAGAGCATCATCGAGTGCTTGTGTGACTTCGCTTGCAAATTTCATTTTGTGTGGAAGAACAGTCACACCCAAGAATGGATGTGGTTGTTGAGCAACCCAGTTCTCACGATTTCCAAAAACTGGATGTCTCCATGCTCGCTTCCTGCGCCCTTCCATATAGTAAGGAATGGTGCGAGGTCTCCCTGATGCCGACATGAACTTTGATGTGGAAACTCTAATCTTGAGAATTGCGCCTTTTTTGGTTGGATTGACATCTGCAATTGTTGCGTTGGCAAGTGAAGCACGCAGCCCTAGATTTTCGCCTTTTTTCTTTCGAGAGGCTTCAGCATCTCCACCTTTGGCGGGGATAACTAGGGCTGCACGCTTTACTTCTTGCACAACTGGTTCAGCTGCGGTTTTCAATCGTTTTTTGATTGACTTTTTGAACTCAGGATCAACCTGAGATATTTCCCTGACTCGCTTTGCAAAGTCAGTTGGATCAATGTCAATCATCAATTCTCCTTAGAGCGTTGAATCCGATGTCTGATAAGCAATTGTCAATGGCTGGTTTGTTCCATCATCATACACATCAAATGTCATTGCCAAGTCAATAACGCCTGGGCCTGGAACATTTGGAGTGTCTGCATTGAACTTGGCAACTGGAATTGTAATTGTCAACTTCTCTGATTGACTAAGAGCAATAACTGCTCCAGTAAATGTCAACACAAGAGCAGCATTGGAATCAGCATAAAACTTTGAGAACAAAGTTGTGTCAGTAAATTCAGCAGTCAACTTGCCTGAAATCTTGCGGAATCCATTGATGACCTGTTCAGCCTTAGCACCCGATGCTCCAAGGTTGTAACGATCTTGCTTGAGATTGTTGTCAACTGTAAGCGTGAAATCCTTCACATTTGCAATTGAAGAACCATCAAGAGTGATTGCGCCTTGAGCAAAGTGGAACAAGTTTGTTGCTGCGGTATAAGAGGCAGTCGCAAGAGAAGTTCCTGTTGTCAATGAAGCTGCATCAAGAGTGAATTTGCCCGTAGCAATTCCACCGGTTGCAACTGCTAATTCAAAAGATTGAATCTTTGCGCCTGAAACTGTCTTTGGAGTAACTGTTCCACCGTATTGAGGAACGCCAACCTGAGCAGTCAATGAACGACCATAAACATCGCCAAGGGTGAAGGAATATGAATAGACACCAGTTGTTGTTGTTACTGCCGAAGGAGCACTACCCATTGCGTGAGATAGCAATAATCCCAAGCCCTTTGTTGGCAAGTCGAGAGTCAAATCCCCACCTGCATCAAATGTTGTTACAACGCGGCGCTGAGAGCGAGGAAGTTGCCCGCCTGCGCGAAGCCCCATTCCAACTGCGGTTTTCTTGTTGTAAGCAATGTTTTCAGATGTGAACTCATAAAAACGAGTCACTGTCACTGAAGTGTTGAATGTTGTTTCGGCTGCAATCCCTAATTGCGAACCAATACCGGAACCAATTGCCATGTGTGTATCTCCTAGTTACTGGCAGCAGGGATTGAATCTGCTGGTGAGGTTGGTGTAAGTGAGGCTGCGGCTTTGTCAGCTGCAACCCAGTTGATTGTTTGTTCCAAGAGAGATGCTGCTGCCTCATCTGAGACTTCCACACTCTCACCAGCTTTGACAAATAAATTGCCAAGAGCTGGAATGATTAGATCGCCAAGCGGCGAGATGTTTTTGATTTTTGGCATAATTGCTCCCTAGATTTTTGCCTTGTAGGTAATTGTAAAAGTTATTCCGACACCTGCGCCTTGAGTAGATTGACGATAAAACATAGATGATGAGTCGAGTCCGGAATACATGACAACCCCACCAAAACTGACATCGGCACGAATAACATTTTCAACATATCCAAGCAGTTGAAATGCACGAGCGCGGCAAGTGGTCAGATTTGTTGATCCATTTGCCGACCATAGGAAGCAGGAAAGTGAGCCATCTTCAAATTTGGAGATTGCACCGAGTTGCTTATATTCCTGACGAATTGAGCCAGCGACAACTTCATCGCCTTCCATGTTGCCATCATGTCCAACTGCAATGGCATCTCCTGGATAAGAATAATCAATCTCGATGCCATCAAATATCCGAACTCCTGAAAGTGAGCCATAACTTCCAAGAGCTGAAATCAGGGCAGTGGTAAAGGATGGAAGTGCGGAAGTTGCCATCGTTTATGCCATGCCTGGGAATGAGGTTGGATCAAGTAATTCCATCGCTCTGCGTGGCAATGAATATGTCGGAGTTGAATAAAGTTCATCGCCTGACAATTGACGCCCCATGACATTCATAGCGCCGCGTTGAGTTGTCCATAAGTGACGAATGATTTCAAGAACACCTTGCTTGGCACTCATTGGAGGATTGACATAGCCTGCAACATAAGTGATCTTGATGTTGTTGAAACCGCCAGTCCAGTAGCCATAAGAGTTTGTCGCATAAAGTGTTCCTGAGCCGATGCGATAAAGCCTCTGGCCTGTATAGTCCAAGTTGTAGGCAGTCGATGAAACCAAAGAATCATTCTCATATACTGAAGAAATAGAAATTGCCTTGGGATTGCGGATGCGGATGAACTCAGTGCCGCCATCATAGAGTTCATCAGTAAATGTTCTACGGCCTAGAACCTGTCCGACATAACCTTCAGCCAAATCTGAACCTGCATCAATGAATCGGCGCAGCTCTTCATCGTCAGTTGTTGAAGTGCTAGGAATGTTCAAATGCGCTTTGACTTCAGCTAGTCCGACAATTCCAAGTTCGGTGAAATCACGAACAATAAATTCATCAGAATAGGCGCTGGCGTTTGTGCCAGTTGCAACCCATCTGATTGCATGACGACCAACTTGAGTCGGCGAGAAGTCAACATTGTAAAGTCCGGTGCTCGGATTGGTTACTGATCCAGTTGTTGTTGTTCCATCTGGCTGATAAATCGTGCAAGTTACTGCCGAAGCATTGGCATTTGCGCCAGTGGAATCGGTAATTGTAATTCCTAACGGAACAACATCTCCCAAATCGTATGTCATCGATCTCTCCTTGTGATTGTAGAAGTCGTGCGCTCGCGATTAGCAATTCCAGCAGATGCGCGGATTCTGTTGAGAATTGATACACCTATTCTTGGAGTTGTTGTTGAGGACATTGTAGCCCCAATTCGAACTCTTTGATTGATTGTTCCTGTGATACGCGGGCGATCGTAGATTGTTCCCCCGCCAATATAGGCAGAGCCAAAAGCAACAAGTTCAAATGCACCCGATGCTGATGTGGCAAAGGAAATAAAGTCACTTGCAATTCCATTGATAGAAATTGCACCTGCACCGGTTGTTGCAAGTTTGAGAGCGCCACTACCGGTTGCAACAAGGCCAATCGAACCTGAAAGAGCAAGAGATGCAACAGTTCCTGAGCCAGTTCCAACAATGCTGATTGAGCCTGCGCCAGTTGTTGATTGACTTGAAGTTGCAGTTGCAGTTCCGACTAGACTGATTGAACCTGAGCCAGTAAGGGATGCAAGAGTTCCTGTGGCCGTGCCAACAAGAGTGATGAAGCCTTGAGCAGCATCAACGAAAACAAGTGAATCTGTGCCTGATGCAACAACTTCGATTGTTCCTGCGCCAGTTGTTGAAAATTTGAGTGAATCTGTTGCACTTGCAACAAGGCTGATCGAACCTGAGCCAGTTGCAGGGAAAGTCAAAGAATCGCTTGAAGTTCCAACAATGCTGATTGAGCCTGAGCCAGTTGTTGAAAATTTGAGTGAATCTGTTGCACTTGCAACAAGGCTGATTGAACCTGATGCGCTAACTGCATATGAAAGAGAAGCTGAGCCAGTGCCATCAATTGAGATTGATCCTGAAGCAGTCTGACCGCCAGCGTTGTAAGCAACGCCAACGGCATTGTAAACAATATTCTCGTTATACAACGCCATTGATTACTCCGATGCTATTGGTGAGGAAACATCCAAATCTTGTGCTGTTGGGTAAATAGGTGAAATAAATGTGTCTGTGGCTTCATCATACATATCGCCTATAGCTGCGTACTTGCCACGGATATTGCCGTTGTATGAAGTGCGCTTGCAGCGTTGCCCTCTGAAGTTGCCATACCATTCCTCAGGCGATAGTCCTTCAATAAGTTCTGTTTCATCAATGCCTGTAATTACTTCAGTGACAATGTTGTTATATAAAAAAGCGTAGTGTGCCATTATGAAAAACTCACCGTTCCTGTTCCAGCGGTAAATGAATAATAAGTGCTACTTCCGTTAGTTCCGGATGTGTAAGTAAGTCCACTGCCAATAGTGATCACAGTTGAACCAGTTATCAAACTCAAAATTACAATTCCAGAACCTCCTGCTTTTCCATTGCCGCTGCCACCTCGACCACCGCCGCCGCCGCCACCAGTGTTTGCTGTTCCTGCTGTTGCACTATCTGAAAAATCAATGCCACCCTGTCCACCGCCGCCTGCACCGCCTGCACCTCTTGTTGAGTTTCCGCCACCACCACCACCGCCTGCGTAAGTGATTGATGTACCAGTCAAAGTATTGGCTAAACCGTCTCCACCTGCTCCACCTGTGCTCGCATTTACTCCATCAGCTCCTACAGCACTAGCACCGCCGCCGCCGCCCATACCATAGCCAGTTGCAAAACCTTTTCCGCCTGCAAATCCCTGTCCAGATGTTCCTGCTCCGCCATTACCATTTGGACCACCGCCGCCACCGCTTCCTCCGGTGCTTGCTGCGGTTGTGCTGTTTGATGCAGCACCCCCACCGATACTGTTTGAAATGACAGTAAATTGGCTATTACTTCCGTTGGTTCCATTTCCAGAACTTGAACCAGCACCACCTGCTCCAACAGTTACAGTGTAATTCTGATTAGGTACTGCATCGGCTGTTCCCGATTGGAAACCTCCAGCACCGCCACCGCCACCAAAACCGTAAGCACCGCCACCGCCGCCTGCAACGACTAGATAACTAATGGTTGGATTTTTTTTGCGGCTTGGAACTGTTAGTAATCCTGTGCCTTGTCCCATCCAGTCTGAAACCTGACTAGATGAAACAACCCTGCGTAATGGATTACTCATTATGAAATTCGATTCACATAACCTGAAACAGTTACGACATTTGTAGTACCAGCATAAGCAGCGATTGTGGAAGCAGTTGGTGAGCCGCCACCTGAACCTGTCAAAATAAGTCCAGGCACAACCAAAGTAAGTCCAGATGTTGCTGGGATTGATAATTTGATTTCATTATCTACGGCAGTCACTCCACCCCATTGGATAGTCAAGACAACCGCAGATGAAGATGAGTTGTAAGCATAGAGCCAGACTTCATCAATAACAGAGGATGATGTTCCTGTTGCGTGGATAGTTGTACCAGCACTGCCTGAAGTAGTGGCTGCAATTTTGATTGCTTTGCCTTGCGTACTACCTGAAAGAAGTACCTTTGTGAAAGTTGCCATTGTTTTCCCCTATCCGAAAATTTGTGAAGCAATAATTGTCTGATCTGATTCGCTTGCATAAGCAGCAAGGCGATCCTTCACTGTGGCGAAAGTACCTTTTGGCAAAGTTCCCAATTCAGTTTCAATTGCCACAACCGCATCATTGATGTTGTCATGTTGAGCTGCGTGAGGAACTGTTGCCGAATCAAGGGTGTCAGTAGCCGTTGGATTCGTAAATGAATCAAGCGTGCTTGGATAATTAGTTGCCATTGGCTACTCCTTGAAATTAGGAAGCTGAGACTGAAAGTGAACCGGCGGCGATTGTTACAACGCCAGCTGATGAACCAGTTGTAATTGATGGTGAAAGTGCGCCGCCGATGTAGTAAGTGCCAGCAGTAGCAGCTGACCACACGCCAAAATAAGAAGCAGTAGTCGATGCTGGAAGGTTGATTGAAAGTGCATTTGATTGAGTCACTGAACCTGATGATGCCGCATTCCAAGTAACTGCAACGCGAGCATAAGTGCCGCCAGTTACTTCTGATGCGCCAGTTGTTGATGGATCAGCAGTGTGCAATGAGACATAACCCCAACCTGTTGTTGACAGGGCTTGGTTGGCCTCAGTTGTCGAGATTCTTGCCATTATTGCTCCTTATTTTTTAGGGGATGAGGCTGACTTGCCAGGGGTACGAGCCAGCCTCATCCTTGACTTTGTTGAATTGCATGATCGCGCATCGGTGTGTGATGGCGTTCATCCAACCAAAATTGTTTGTGATGAGGAAGAATTGCCCCAGTGTGTGCATGGATTTTGTAACCAATAGATTGTAGCCGTTTTGAAAAAAGCAAATCTTCGCCGAAGTAAGTTCCATTGATAGCGCCCTCAACAAACCAAGCCCAATCCTTGCCCTGATTTGGCGTTGTCTGTTTTTGCATTTCTAGCAAAACACTGCGATGGATAAGAAGGCAACCTGTACCGACTGCATCAACTTCAATGACTTCATCGAGAGGATAAGCATCGATTGCTTCCAAACCTTTTTCAGCATCCATTTTGTAAATTGTTGGAACTGGGCGAAGCGCATCTTCATTGTCAAAGAATGCGGCAAAGACTAGGCCGGAAACAATTGGTCGTTCTTTATCGTGAGCTGCATCAACTAACTTCTTGAAAACTTCAAGAGATAGGCGCTCATCAGAGTCAATCATCAAAAGCCAAGCGGCCTCTGTTGTTTCCAAAAATGTTTTGATGACAATGTTGCGTGAACGAGTAGTCAGTCCAATGTTGCCGACTTGAACGAGATTGTGAAAACGCTGACTTGGATCAATGGCGATGTGAATCAAGTCCTGAGCCAGCAAAGAATTGATTGTGCCGTTGTTGACCATACCGATGCAGATTTTGTCTTTGGCTCTCATCGTGTCTCCATGTCTGGAGCAATAGCAGTTGTTTCAATTGTTCCTGACTCAAGCTCTTGAATGAGCGAATCAAGATGTTCTATTCCCTTGTTCTGCACTATCTCGCGAGCAGACTTGAGACCTTCAAGAAATATCGACTTCATAAAATCCCCCTGTGGATTGGTGTTGCGCCTTGGCGCTGACCCTACCTGAAGGAAGAGCCAGCGCCAAGGTTAGTGGCTATTAGTAGCCAGAAGGTGCAACAGTACCTGTGCCAGAGATTGCTGACACTGCCTTGTTGAAGCGGTGTGCAAGAGCTGCGTATCCATAAACCTGGAAGCGAACTGTGAGGTTGCTTGATAGGACATCTGGAAGAACGCGAGTCTTCACGCCTGATTCGAATAGGTAAGAATCTGAGAACTTACCAACGAGGATTGGAGATTGGTTTGTTGCGTAGGTCTTTGGAAGTGTTGCGTCAATGAAGACTGGAACACCTTGAATTGTACCTACAAGGCCAGCAGGAGCGCCAGGATTGGTGACTGTACCTGCTGCGTTGAATGCCTGTGATGCGCCTGTTACAGGCACTACCAATGGGCGAGACTGTCCATCAACCTGTGATGCAAACCAGTACCACATTGAAGGGTGCATGACGATTGCTTCAGCAGCCTTGAAACGGTTAGTTGTAACCTTTGAAATCGCCTTAGCAATTGCAATGATTCCGTTTGGAGCAGATGGAGTTGTTTCAGTCCATGTTACTGGGATTCCGTTAGTGGTATCAACACCAAGAGTGATGAGACCCTTGAGAGCGCCTGATGTTCCGTCACCTGAACCGACAACAGCTGTGTTCAACTGTAGTGCGTAGTCAGCCATCAAGTCACCGAAGACAAGACGATCAAGACCACCAGCAAGAGGTGATTGTTCAACAAGCTGGATTGAGACATTCTCATAACCAGAGATTGTGCGAACAGGTGCTGTGACAGTTGATGAAACCATGTCACGAGTTGTTGTTGCAGTGTTATCTGCTGACTGGAATGCCGCCAATGTACCTGTTGTGATCTGTGGGATGTTGATTGAGTCAGTTCCTGCTGGAAGTGCCATGTTTGTAACAAGGTCAGCAGTTACACGAGC